ATCAGGAGATGAAGATATGACCGACACCAAGAGCGATACGCCTAGAACAGAGTATTTAGTTAAGCATCATTGCAGCGAATACCACGCGATACAGTTATGCCGCCAGCTTGAGCGCGAACTGGCCGAGTGCAGGAAGTTGCTGAGTGAGGCGAGTAAGGATGTAGAACATGTTTTAATCGCAACAGCGCATTATCACGTGCAGTCACAAGACGGGAACGACACCTGTAAAGAGTGTGGACTAAACCTGCGCAACAAGATTCATTTTCCGAAATATATTGATCTTCGACGTGCAGCAATAAAGGAGCAGCCATGTGCATCGAAGTCATAATTAACGGTAAATATTTATCAACAAAAGGTGAATTACGAGACGCCCTTGGATTTGAGCCTGTTACAGATCAATCCTTTGCATGGCCTGACGAGTGCTGTTTATGTCCTTGCGATATTGAGAAAACCGCAGAAAACGCGCACATGGCCGTAACGTGGAATGACAGCATGGAGTGCGAGTTTAAGCCAAAGGAGCAGCCATGAGTGACGCGAAGGATAAGCCGATAGGCTACATTGATGCCGAGCAGATTCGCCGTTGGGAGTCCTTGAAAGGAACTCAATACGAAAGCCCTGAACGGTGCTATATGCCGTGGAGCAGCACACCGTTTAAATCTGACATGAGTGATTGCAGTATTCCAGTTTACTCAGAATCCGCACTCACCCAAGCCCGTGAAGAAGGTAGGCGGGAGGGGATGCGGGAGGCGACGGAGATATGCGGTAAACGGGCCGAATTCCTTGCCGCCGAACGAAAGGAGTAAAAGATGATCTCCGCAAAACTGAAAAAACTGGAAGCGAAGGCGACGAAAGGGCCGTGGAAAGCTAGGCCGGAATATGGATGCCGCAATCCTGAAGATTGGGAAGTTGCGCCAGATATAAAAACTGAGATTGGCGTTACGACAGAGCTGTTAAGAACATGGAATTACGAAAAAAACTTTAACAAAGCCAACGCCGAGCTAATCGCCTACCTCCGCAACCACGCCCAAGACTTCATCCGGCTGATGGAGGCGGCGGAAGAAGCGCACGAGCGATGGGAAACGCCAAACTGGAAGGACGCTGAATACACGGCGCACGTAATGAATAAACTGCGGAAAGCCCTCGCCGCGTTTAAGGAGAAATCGTGAAAGAGCGTATTGAGGAATTGGCGAGAGAGCATGTAATCGCACTAAGCGTCATAAAAAACGAGCATATCCATAAATACCTTTATGACTTCTCCGTGATACTTGCGAACGAAGCCCTAGAGATGGCTGCGAAGGAGTGCGATGCAGAGGCAAGTTGCGAAGGAATAGCGCAACGCTGCGCCGAAGCCATACGGAAACTAAAGGTTTAGGAGAACGGAAATGTTCCTAAGAACAGGTGAAATGAAGTATTATGCAGATAGAGAAGATGCTGTGTCAGGAATGGCAACAGACAAACAAATACACGTCAATCATGAAGATTGTCCTGCTGGCCTAGACACTAAGGCTAGGCTATACATTAAACGTGCTCCTGACGGACTGTTGTTCTACTGCCAACACTGCGGTAGTAGGGGCTACTACAGGCTGAAAGATAGACTGTATAGAGCTAGTGAAATTATTACAGTAGACCCCGCTTCTAGAGAAGTCTATGCAGGAAAGTTGTTAGATGAGTTGAAAAGATACGAATATTTAAAACCACCTGCGGAATGGTCGCCAGAGGCCAGACTGTGGTGGGCGTCGTATGGATTTACGTGGGAAGATGCTTCGCACTTCAGCGTTCAATTCTACAATGGCAGGCTGTGGCTAAATGCAGGAGCGCCCCTATTCCAAGGAAGGAGTTTTGTTGGCAATCCTAAATATCTCACACTAGGTAACAAGAATCAAGTGTGCTATCTTTGGTTTAGCGATGAATCTACGACGTGGGTTATTGTAGAAGATTTGTTGTCTATGTATAAAGTGTTTAAGGCAGGTGGTAATGTCATCTGCTTGTTGGGAACAAGCATGAGTGCTTTTGTTAAGAGCTTTGTTGCTGAACGAGCTACGAAAGTTGTGCTGTGGTTGGATGATGACACTGCTGGTTGGAATGCAGCTACGTCAATCTATACACAGTTGCATGGGCTTGTCCGTGATGTTCGCACCATCAAGGATAGGCAACCAAAGGAACATGGATTAGAATTTATCAAAGGAATTATAAATGCATGACATTGTGTTGGTAAAGAAGTTGGCAGATAAGAAGCTGTTTAGCAGGTTGTTTCCACACATTAAAGAACACGCTGTGTCTAAGGAAACGTGGCGTCTACTGAAAACCCTCACCACCTACTTCAGAAGCTATCCTGAAGTTGACAGCGTTGTGTGGCCCGACTTTCAAACATTCTTTCTAACGGTTGCGAAGCTGAAGTCAGACGAACACGCTATATATACATCCTATTTCAAGCGCCTTGAGGAAGAAGATGTTGAAAGTGTGTTGGTTGAAGATGTTCTTAAGAACTACATTACAAAAGACTATGCTACACAAATATTGAACAAGTCTATGAATGTAATTCAGGACAAGGACGGAGAACACTTGGACGATGTTACGTCCATTATGGCAGCGTTTCATAAGGAGATTGGTGCAAGTGTAAGCAAGGAGGATTTGTTCGTTCCTGCATCACTCACCAGTGCAATTACAGCGTGTGCTAGTGGTGGGTTGAATTGGCGCTTGGAAGAGTTGAACATGAGTGCTGGCCCTCTACGCAATGGCGACTTTGTTGTGCTAGGGGCACGTCCTGAAACGGGCAAAACTACGTTTTTAGCGTCAGAGTTGAGCTACTTCGCTACACAGTTGACAGACAAGAGCCGTCCTATTGTGTGGGTGAACAACGAAGAGCGTTCAATTAAGGTGATGTCACGTGTAATACAAGCCTACTTTGGTGTTACACTGTCCGAACTGCTGGCTAAAAAAGAGGAGTATGACAAGCGATATTCGGAGGAGGTTGGTGGACTTATCCGTATCATTAACGACGATATGGGATTGAACGATGTTAAGAGGTTGTCGGCCATGTTTGACGAAGTAAATCCGTGTCTCATTGTTTTCGACCAATTGGATAAGGTGCATGGGTTTGAGAGGGAGAGCAGGGACGACCTGCGCTTAGGTAAGCTGTATGAGTGGGGAAGGGACTTGGCTAAGAAGTTTGGGCCTACCATTGCCGTGTCACAGGCAAGTGAAGCTGCTGATTTTGTAAGCTACATCCCCCAATCTATGTTGCGCGGCAGCAAGACAGACAAGGCGGGTGAGGCTGATTTGATTATCACCATTGGAAAGGACAAGGAAGAGGAATATAAACGCTATCTCTACCTTCCGAAGAACAAACTTTGGGGTGGGCCTAGAACTAATGAAGCCTATCGTCACGGCAAGTTTGAAATTGAAATAAAGCCAGAAATTGCTAGGTATAGTGGAGCATTTTGATGGAACATGTTCTGATAATTGACTTTGAAACCACTATGCGTAGCCCTGTTAGCAGCAAGGCTCACGCAAAGTGGCCTGACAACAAGGTTGTTCTACCGGGATTTGCTTGGCTGGATGGAGGTGTTGTAGTTGGTTGCAAGTTGGTAGACCGGGATGGTAGCGACAGAAAAGTAGACACTGAGACTATAGAGTGTGCTTTAGTAGGGGCTGATGTAATTGTAGGGCACAATGTCAAGTTTGACCTGTCCTACGTTCTTAAGAACAAGTGGCTCTCTCCTAACCAGTTGTCGTATAAGAAGTTGTGGGACACTCAGCTAGTTGAATATTTGTTGTCTGCACAAATGAAAACCTACCCATCACTGGACGACACTGCACTCAAATATGGAGGCACCGTAAAGGACAGCACCATTGCAGAGTTGTGGGAAACGGGTGTGCCTACAGAGAAGATTGACGACTCTCTTTTGGCAGACTACTTGAGAGAGGACATTAAAAACACTCGCCTCATTTACACCAAGCAGAAGGAGCTTGTTGAAGCGTGGGGCATGACTGCGTTGGTAGAGAGCCAGATGGACGCTCTAATGGCAGTGACGCTAATGGAACATGAAGGTATGGCAGTTGACCGCCCATACATAAACTACATGAGTGATACGCTGGATAAAATTGTTGAAGGAACTGAAGAGGCTCTGGCAAATGACATTGCTTTGACAAGTGTGGTTCCAGTAGAATATGGCGAGTGGAATTGGGCCTCTTCAAAGGACGTGTCTTTCTATTTCTTTGGGGGAACATACACAACTAAAGAGAAGGTGTTGGTAGGTAAGTATAAGAACGGAAAGGACAAATACAAAACAGTAGACAAACCACACACTGTAGAAGGTATGGTTTTACCAGTAGACTACGGCGCTCTTAAGAACAAGCTTGGCTATTACACTGTAGATGATTCTGTGCTTACTAAACTTGTCGAGGTTAGCAGTGTGGCAAAACACATTCTTACCTTGCGTAAATGTAGCAAACAACGTGAAACCTACTACGAAAATTTGAAGGGGTTGTTGTTTCCAGACAACAATGTTTATCCGAACATCAACATGGTGTCTACGAAGACAGGCAGGTTGTCCTGCAACAAGCCCAACGTTCAAAACCAGACGGAGGAGGGAGGTATAAAGGAGAGCTACATTAGCAGGTGGGGGATGGATGGGGCACTCATAGAATTTGACTACCAGCAGCTTGAAATGGCAGGGTTGGCCTACGTCAGTGGGGATAGACAACTCATCTACGACATTAACAACGGTGTGGACATGCACACCGAACTGTTTAAATCTATGTTTGGGAAAACCCCAACAAAGGAGGAGAGAAAACCCTTTAAACGGCTATCCTTTGGCTTGGTGTATGGGGCAGGTGCCACCACCCTTGCCGAGCAAGCCGGATGCAGCCTGAGCGATTCTAAGCGGTTTATAGAGGTGTTTTACAACAGGTATAGGGGGGTTGCTGCCTATCACAAAGGTATTATTGAGGAGGCTGAGAAGGGACGTAAAACCACCAAACACCACACCCCGAAAGGGATGCCACAAGGAGCGTTCCTGAAACGCACCAACACAGGGCGTATGTTCTTGTTTAAGGAGTATGACAACGAGTGGAAGAAAAAGCCTACGTTTAGCCCTACAGAGTTGAAAAACTGGCCTGTTCAGGGGTTTAGCACGGGAGATGTTGTGCCGCACATGTTGGGAGTGTTGTCAAAGCACATTTACCAAAACTATTACGACAACTACTACGTTCCCATTATGAGTGTTCACGACTCCATACTAATCGACTGCCACAAAGACCACGTGGAGCAAGCTATTGAGAGCGTGTCTAGCCTACTCAACCAAACCAGCAAACTATTTAATGACCATTTTGGAACTTCTGTGCCTGTGAAGTTGTCTGTAGGATGTAGTGTTGGCCCCAATTGGGGAACTATGAAAGGAGTGAAGACATGATTGTTCTGCTTGATAGAGAAGTGTTTGAGAAGGATAAGATGGTTGAAGGTAGTGTGTTCAATACACTAGATGAAGCTGTCGAACACGCTAAGGATGAGTGGGGGTATGGTTTGGATAGTGTGTTGTTTATGGAAGTAAGTGAAGACATGATAAAGTGTGTTGAGAAGCAGCAAGTTGTTCTTAAGAACTACATTAAGGAGAAAGCAAACAATGAATAAGTCAGGTGTTGTTGAGTCGATGGGCACTAAAGAAGTTAAAACCCGTTTTGGCATGAAGCCAACCTACTCAGCTAAGGTTGATGGAGAGTGGTTTAAGTTGGGTTTTACCAAGCCCACCTTTGGTAAGGGTGACAGCATTAGTTTCAACTATTCCGAATCTACTTATGGTATGGAAATGGATGTAAAGTCTGTAGTTGTTGCCGCCTCAACAGGTGTTGGTGGTGTCCCTACCAGTGCAGCAGCACCTTCTCGTCCTGCTTACACTGGTGGCAAGGGCGTGTTTCCCATTCCACCGCTGGATGGACAGCGTTCTATTGTGCGTCAGTCTTCCCTCACCAATGCTCGTGAGTTGTATGTAACTATGGGCACTGCCGACACCACAGTGGACGAGGCTGCACACGAGATTATCCGTATTGCCAAAATCTTTGAGGCGTATAGCTGTGGGGATACCATTACAGAGAAAGCAGCTAGGGCCAAGGCAGCTATGTCCGAAATCAAACCCCCGTCAGCAGAGGACTTGGTAGAATGAGGTCAATTGATACGTTAGTAGATGACATCCACTCCACTGTCGGAGCAGTGGAAGATGTTGTCTTCCCAAGCGACATGTCTTGTAGTATTGGGGAAGCTTATGTAAAGCAGGTAGGCAAACGCGCCGTAAAGGAGCGCGACCCTAAGACAATTTATTTCTCTGAGCTTGGGGATGTTTGCCAAAGGCGTATGTGGTTTAAACACCACACCCCTGAAAAGGGGGAAATTATACGTCCTGAGACACGTATCAAATTCTTGTATGGAGAC